TATTACAAAGTTTTAAAATCATATCTTCTTTATTTTTCGTTCCTTTTCTTGTTTTTGCTAAACTTTTTACATTTCCTAAATTGCTTACTTGATATAGCCCCTCATAATCCTTAATATCTTTCCATATTTCTATTTTATCTACATATTCTTTAGCTATTACTTTGTTTTCCATATTTCCTCCTGTTTTCAATTTTCTTTTTCTACATACTTGCAGTTTTTATCGCTTATAAACGATATTTCTTCTACTCGACCGACATTTTCCTATACAGCTCTTACAAGGTTCTTGTAATGGTGGATATTTCATCTTTCTTCTCCTTCCTTTGCTTTTTTATATTTATCCCAATTTACTACGTTAACTCCTACTACTCGCCAATCTGTATCTAATCCATCTACATAAACTACTTTACATTCTTTACTAAAATCTCCTCGCCCTATTGGTACATCTGTACTTGGTTTTATTCTTTTTATAATTAAATAACTCATAAACCCTTCTTTGTTAGCTTGATTTAATATATTTATTACTTGTGCTTTATTTTTTGCAATTACTTTTTGTCTACCATTTTTACTTGTTAAATAGACTTTAAAATAATTAGTCATTTGCTTCCTCCATTAATTTTATTCCATCTTCTTTTAACATTTTTTTGTATTCTTCTCTATTAAATTCCTTTTTATAAAATCCTCTTAATGCTTCTCCTATATCATCCATTACACTTTTTAATCTTTTATTACCGAATTTTGTTTGCTCATTAAAATGTAATGTATACATCATTGCTATATCTAGATCCTTAAATGTTTCTTCTAACCATATTACATATTGCTTTTTATATAATTCATAGTATTTCTCATTTACTCTATGTTCAAAATCTTGTCCCCATTTTTTCAATTCGTTTTTGTCTTTATTTTTAGCACATCTTTGAAGTCTGTTTAATTCATTTGTATCAAACATTTTAACTATGTCATCTTGTTCTTTCATATTTCAAACCCTCCTAATACTTCATCAGATGTTACTTTCTGATATTTTTCTATTTGTCTTATTATTACATCAACCTTATTATAAACTTTAAATAATTCATTTAAGTATTTATCACAATCTTCTGGGTGTTCATCTAAATAATTACAACCATTATATAATCTGTTTAAATTAAAATTATAATCCATTTTTAACTCTTCTAAATTTACCATGGTAATTCCTCCTTTAAACTTTCTTCGTAATCGTATTTTATTTTTTCTTTATTTTCATTGTATAACTTTTTTGATGGTATCAAAGTTCTTAAATCTCTATCATATTGTAACCCTACTAAACTTGTTTTAAAATTTTGCCCCTTTGTTTTTATGATTTCTAATACTGTGTCTACAGTTTCCAAATTATAATCCAAATCTAATAATTCTTTTTCAAGTTTTTCTTTTTCTTTGTTATCATTTCTTATTTTATCCATTCTCATTATTGATATTATATTACCTGCTTTATTGCTTAAATTACTACTTCCTAAAATATCATGTTCAGACAATCTTACTTGAAATCTCTCTGTTTTTCTAGGATGTGCAACTAAATGTATATGTATTTTTTTATTTACTGCAAAAGTTCTTAATTTCTCCATTATATTTGTTTGTTCTTGAAATACATTATCGCTTTTAATATCTATCTGCATAAAATTATCTAAAAAGAAAACTCTAATTTTTTCTTTTTTTCTTAATTCTTCCATTGCATATAATAAAGTATCTATATCTCTTTTGTTATCATTGTTGAATATAAATATTTTATTTCCATATATTTTTTCTAATTCTTGTGCTTTTGTTTTAGTTACAAAAGTGTCTTTTACTATACTATTTCTATATTGCACTCTTACTAAATCTTTTTTACTTGATGCTTGAATGTATAGATTATTTTTAAAATCTTCTTTTGTTTGTTCCCCATTAAAGAAAAATACTCTTTCTCCTTGCTCTATTGTCTTTTTTGCTATCATTGTCATAACTGTAGTTTTACCAGCATTTGTTAATCCTGTCCATATTGTTATAAGCCCCATTTCAAATCCTGATGTATTATAATCCAAATCTTCTATTCCTGATAATACTCTTGACTTTGATGTATTATTATACTTCACATCATCTAATCTATAATATAATTCTTTAACTTCGGTTTTACCTAATATTTTAACTCTTTCATCATCTGTCATTTTTTAGCCTCCAAATATAACTTTATTTTATCGCTTTCATTTGCATTTGTAAATAATTCAAATTGATATTCTAGTTTTGATTGTTCATCATATAAATATTTTAATACTTGTAAATTATGAAATTCTTTACATACTTCAATACATTTACTATTAGTTTGAATCTTGTTGCATATATCTACTAAATGCTCATTATACCATTTAAACACTAATTCTTTTGCTTTTTGTTCTTCTTCTCTTTTTCTTTTAATATTAGCAAGTATTTCTTTTGTTTCGTATTCATTGCCTATACTAATATTAAAATCATAACATAATATTTCTAATGCTTTATTTGGTGTTGTATTAAAATATTTTTCTATAAAGCTAATAATATCATAATGTGTACTATCTCCAAAATCATGTATTCCTTTATTAGATACACAAAAACTTGCTGTTCTTTCACTTCTAAATGGACTTTTATACCATATACCTGTAGAAGTTGTTTTAATAGGTGTACCTAAATATCTAGTAACAACTTCTTTATTAGTTAGCATTGTTTTTATTTCTTTAAACTTATTCAATGTTACCCTCCAAAATTTCTCTAAAGATAGTTATAGTATCTAAAATATCAAAATCTTCTATCGCTTCTCTTTTTCTATATCTTTTTATAATTTCGATTATATCATTTTTTGTATACTTTTCTTCTAATCTTACAAATAATGCTATTATGTTATCTCTTTCACTTACACCACTTTTCATTTTACATTGATTTTCTATTTCTAAAACTTGCCATAACTTTTTTCGCTTTCTTTCTTCTTGTTTGCTTATATATATATTTTTCATTTCATCTGATATTTCTGAAATAGTCGGAATATATTTGCTTTTAATAATAGCTAATTTTGAAGCTTGTAAAAAATCATCATTTGCTTCCTCATAATCAAAATCTAATACTTCAAATATTTCTACCCAATTATCTACCATACTTTTTAATTTTTCTTCTGTATCTATTCTTTTGTTAAATTCTGTATAAGTGTCGCTAAATAGTCTAAATACTTTTAATATGCTTTTCTTTTTAATCTTCATCTTTTATTTCCTCCTCAAATTTTTTTAATATGTTTTGTTTATTAGTATTTTGTTTATTGGTATTATTTAGTTTATTTACTGCACCTAATACCCATTTTTTAATACAAAGATAATGAGATTTTGCTTTATATCCTTTCATTTCAATATATTCATCTAAATATTTAATAAGTTCTTCATAATTGCTATATTCATCTTGTAAAGTCTTAAACTCTTTATCAGTTAACAATACATTTTTATATTCGCCATATATATTCTTTTTCTTCTTATCATTCTTTTCTTTCTTATCATTCTTGTTTGTTGCCCTTTGTTTGCCCTTTGTTTGCCCTCCGTTTGTCCTTTTGTTTGTCCTCCTGCTTGTCCTCTTCTTCATTTTTATCTTGGTAATCATTATATTTTTCAATGGTTATAAGTGTAAATCTGTTTGTCCCTTTGGTTGCTATTTCGTTTGTCGATTTTAGCTTGTTTAATACCGTTCTAACTTGTTTTACTGATAAATTAGTTTCTTCTGCTAAATGTTGTATAGAAGTCAATTTTTGCCCTCGTTTAATTGTTATCCCTTGCCATTGTTTTTCTTTATGATTAGCAGTTAGTAATAAATGTAAAAAAACTATTTTTGTATTGTTGTCATTGTACCATTCCCATTCTAACATTTTTCTGTGTAATTTTATCCATCCGTCCATTTCTTCTCCTTTCTTCTAGATTTGACAAATTTTAATTTTTGTACTATACTATACAAAAAGGTATTTTTATACCTTGTATTTACATAGTATCAATAATAGTTAGAACTTGTCATACCACTAACTATTATTTTTTTGCATTTTATCATACTCTTTAGCATATTTATCAAGCATTTCTCTTACTGCTGTTGATAAATCTTTTCCTTTTGTACTTAAATAAAATACTGCTTTTCTTTTATTCTCTGTATCAACATTTCTTACATTTATGTTTGCCATTTATTTCACCTCTCTTTCATTATTTCATTACGTTATTTATATAATACTTTTTATAATTTGTCAATACTTTTTTAAAAACTTTTTTAACTTTTTTTAAGCAACAAAAAAGAGGCTATTTAACCCCTTTTTCGTGGGCATACTTTTCTACTGCTCTACTTAAAGATACAGCCATTGGTACACCATCTCTTTCTTTTATTTTTTTTAATAGTTCGTATATATTAGCATCTATTTTAATTGATAATTGCATTGTTTTCTCCTTTCTTAAAATGGTAGCGAATCTGAATCACTAAAATAATTTTCTTCTTGTTTTGGTTCATCTAATTTATTATATTCTGCTAAAATTATATCTGTAATTTGTTTTCTTGTTTCTGCATTTAATGGATAACATATATCTTTATATTCTCCTTTTGCATTCTTTTTATTTGGCATTGATATAAATAATCCATTCTTACCATTCATTATTGTTATTCCTGTTATTATAAAACAATCATCTATTGTTATACTGGCAACTCCTTTTAAGTTGTTATATTCTCTTTTAAATACTTTTGCTTTTATATTCATTTAATTTTCCTCCTTATTTATTAATTTTGCATTTGCCATAGCTTGTTCTGTAAACATAGCTTTCCATTTTTCGTTTATTGCTTTTTGTTTTTCTAGTTCTTTTTCTAAATTTTTTGTTTTTATTTCATATTGGCTTTTAATTTCCATTTTATAAAGATTTAGCATATATTCCATATTTCTTTTATTTTCTTCTTTTTTTTCTCTATAATAATCTTGAAATCCATTTTCTTTTTCTTTTAAAATTTTATTATATGCTTCATTTAATACTTTGTAATTTTTTTAAAAAACATATTCATCTGGAATAGAAATCAGTAATCTTTTAAATTTTTCAATATCATTTTCAATATATTTTTCATTTAATTTATCTTTTTCTTTTGGCATACAATTTATATAATATTTATCTATAAACTCACGTAAAAATTTAGTGCCACAAGCTGTTATGTTTCTGTGTTTATACATTTTTTATCATCTCCTTTAATATATGTTGCCACAAATGTTTATTGCTATGTACTAATCTATGATGTCTATTACATAAAATAATACAATTTGTTGGCTCATTTATTAAATCTTTTGCTTCGCTTCTGTATCGAATATGATGAAGCTCCAATCCACCATAACAAGTACAATCTAGCAACCTGCATTTATATTTATCTCTTTGCATAACTTTGTTATATGTTTCTTCTGTTACTGTTATTCTTTTATTACTTACTTTTTTTATAGGCTTATTTGCAACGAGGATTAGTTTTGAGCAACTTTTATCACAAGGTAATATAATTTCCTTTCTTAATGCCTTACAATAGAAATATGGCTTATATTTGCGTTGTCTTTTTAATAAATTTTTACAATACATTTATGTTATATCTAGTCCTTTCATTAATCTTTCATCTTCTTTTGCAGATCTATACCAACTCCTGCAAGTTATATGCATTTCTTGTAATTGTCTGTATTTCTGATAACAATAATCTTTAAAATCTGTTTTGTTTATATCAAAATCTATTGCCATTTTACTTGCATTGCTTTGTATCTCACTCCATCTTGTTGCTAATAACCAACTATCTATACTTAATTGATATAATGTATCAACATCTGTTGGCTCTACTTTCATAAATGTTTTACTTATTTCTCTAAATTGGTTAAAATCTTCTTGCACGATTCTTTCAAATTGGCTTTTTACTTCTTTCATATATTACTCCTTTTTAGATTTAAAATCTGCAACAATAGAATTATAGTCTTTTACTTTTATTTCACTTGTACTTGTATATCCATATTGGCTTAATATAAGTTCTACAACTTCATCTTTTATTCCTGCATTTTCTATTGATTTATTTAATGCTTGTACTTTTGTTTTATCTATTACTTTTTCTGAATCTTGTTGTATTATTGCATTTTGTACTTCTTCTGCACTTGCAACTGATGTATCAATTCCTATTCCCGCATTTCCTAAAGCTCTACCAACTGCTGATGTTTCACAATTTTCTATATAACTTGTTTTATTTATAAATGTACTGCCTTCTTTTTCATAAGCTGTTCCTGTTGCTCTTGGTCTTTCATCTTCTTTGTTTTCATACACATACGCTTTTATTATACATACTCCATTTTCTATACTGTATATACTTGTTTCTATTCTTCCATTAGGACATAATTGCCAAAATGCTTTTATTCTTTCATTTACTTCAATATAATCTTTTCCTTTAATGTCTGTTGTCTTTAATGTTTTATTTATTTCTTCTAGATTCTTATACTCCATTTTCTTTCTCCTTTTCTTCTAAATATCTTAATTGTTCTTCTTCTCTTGCTAATTCATATCTAAATTCTGCTTCTGCAGGATCTACTTTGTGTCCTTTTCTATAATCTAAAAAGTCAAACAACTCTTCTAGACTCATATTATCGATTTGGTCTAAATAGTCCATTATTGCTCTACCTCTCTTTCACTATATATTTTCCATGCTTCTTTTTTTCTTTCAAAGAACTCTTCATCTGACATACTCATTCCTATTACTATGTTATATACTTCTAATTCTTCATTTATTAAGTTCCACATTTCTTTTAGATTCTTTACTTGCTTTTTTAAATTTTCAATTTCAAAATCTTTAATATCTTCCATTTTAATCTCCTTTATATTCTAGTATTTCTTCTAACCTTGTTTTCATATAATCTACTAATAAGCTATTAGGTTTTAATCCTGCTTCAATTTCTTTTGCTATTACATCTGTGCAATCTTCTACTATTCGTAATAATGTTAATGCTTGCTCTTTTTTCATAATTAATTCCTCCTTTTAAACTTCATAACATTCTATTTTATACGTATGCCATTTATTTATTTTTTTTAATCTTCTATACTCTTTAATTGCTTCATCAAAAGTATTTGCCTCTGTAATAAATCTTTTTTCTTTAGTAATATAAAGCCCTGTAACTTGTACTAATCTAAAAATTTTAAATTTTTTCATAATTAATTCCTCCTTTTTTTAATCAAAATAACCAATTGTGCTAAAGTATTCTATACCTTTTGTCTTTAAAAAATAAATTAAAACAGCAACTGTTGCAATGTTTAATAATATAATTACATTTCTAGTTACTGTTTTCCAATTAATCTTAAATTTTCTCATCATACATTACCTCCCTTTCTCTTAACTATGCACTTATTATATACTACTTTTTACTACTTGTCAATACTTTTTTATAAATTTTTTAGAAATTTTTCTTTCTTACTCTTGCAATGGTTTTGTGTGTTTTGTTCAAAAACCATTTGACATTTTTTTAGATCTAATATATAATCACTTTACAATCAAATATTAACTATTGTTATTCGTGGGAACAATAAAAAGTAGTTTATAAATGTTAATAAAACATTTTATATAAATTAATAGGCATTGCAACCACGAAGCAATGTCTATTTTTTTGTGCCTCGCTGGCAAAATATTTTTATTTTGTCTTAATAGATGGGTTCTTATTTGGAGTTGAAAGCCAAACTAAATCTGTGGGGAAATGAGCCGGCAAACGGGGACTTTTGTTGCGTCTTTCAGCAACAGTAAAGAAGTTTCTTTTAAAGGGGTTTTCTTTTCTTTTTTCTTTTTATTTTATTTCTTTTGTGTTGTTTATTTTCTTTTTCTTTTTTCGTTTTCTGTGTGTTATATTATTTTTTTTATATAAAAAGGGAAAAGTCCGCAACAAAAGTTACGAACTTTATCAGTAATGTTGATGATGTATTTTTATTATAGTTTATTTTATTAAATTTGTCAAACTTTTCTTGTATACCTTAATTTGATCCAACCAATTCTGATTTTACCCCATCCATTCTTTTCATCACGAATGAGCCACTTCTCTCCTTTTTTAATTGTCTTTACTACTTTGTATTGAGTTCCAGCTCCTTCTCTTACGTTTAATACATTGGCTGTTACTCTTATATAATATTTCTTAAACTTTTTCTTTTCTGGCTCTTCTATAGCTGGATTTATTATACAACCTCTAAATCTATAAGCACTACCAGCTCCCCATCTTCCATTAGAGTTTTTTCTTGTTACATTATAAAATGCTCTTCCACCATAGGCACTCTCACTTGTATATATTTGATTATCGTTATCAATTCTTTCTACTATTGCAACGTGTCCTACACCATCATTCCCACTTAAAGTAATTCCTTTTTGCCATACCATTATTCCTCCAAGTACTGGTTTATTACTTATTTTTAAACCTATACTTTTAGCTCTTTCTATAAAGTTTTCAGCATTGCAATTCAATTGTGGATATTTCATCTTGCCTATGATTTCATTGAATCTTCCACACGCATATCCTACACAGTTTGAAAGTACATTTGCTTTTGGATCTGTTGGTTTACCTTTTATACATAAAGAATATCCACCATTAGCTTTTCTTATATAGAATTTATTATTAGATGGTTTAGTTGTTCTAATCTTCATTCTCAACAACTCCTTCCTCAATTAGTTCTTCTTGAGAATCATTGTTCACATTAGTTTGTACTTGTTCACTATAATAATTAGCTGAGCTTATTCCTAATAGTCCACCTAAAAAAGCATCAAATGCCGATATAGTTCCTACTATTTCTACTCCATAAGGTAATCCCCATATTTTAGCTAATGCAAAATATAAAGTACCTAATCCTGGTAAAAGATATTGAGCTATCCATTTTAAAATATCATACATTCTATTACTCATACTCTACCTCCTATACTAACTTTAATATTCCTTTTTCAATTAGTTTGTTCCATTTTGTATCTACATAACTATTTCCACCTAATCTGTTGTATTCTTCTTTTGCTTCAAATGCGTATTGTATTTCCTCATCACTAAATTGCTCCCCTTTTTCACATCTACGCATAAAATCTACTAAAAATCTTTTATTTGAGTTCATTTTTGTATCTTCTATCTTTTTTACAAGTCTATTTTCCATTGATGTTAATTTATTATTTATTTCTTTCTCTCTGGCTTCATTGGATTTTATCTTTTTATTTGTACTATTTGAGATACTTGATTGTATAATAATTCCTATAACTCCAATGATAGCAACTATAATCTCTGTCATTTTCTTTTCCTTTCTTATTAATATCCACTTGTCCAACCGGCTGTTACAAAATCATTCCAATTGCTTAAAGATTGACAAGTTGTTGCTTGTTTACTTGACAATCCGATATATTTTAAAGTTTTATTTGTTACTTTTGCCATAGTTATACACACTGCTAGTATGTTATTTAAACTATCATTTGATAATGATGGACAATTATTAAACATATTATAATGATTTGTACCTGTCAATTCACTAAAATTTAATATAGGTACATTAACTAAGCTTGTACATCCATTGCATAGACCTTGACAAGTTGTTATATGACTTGTATCCATTTCTGGTATAGAAATAAGGCTTGTACACGTATAAAAAACATAATTCATGTCAGTTACATTACTTATATCAAGAGGAGCTAGTTCTGTAATCAACTTTTGAACTTGTTTATCACTACTTGTAAGAGGTTTTAATTTTGCATTATAATCTCCTGAGCTTTCCCCTTCGTATGTTCCAGTTACTCCTAAAATATTTATATCTTTTTTGATATTTTCTGGAAGTATTTTTGTATTCTTTTCTATTAATATATTCTTAATTTTTGTATTTAATATATCCATTTTGCACCTCCTAATAACCTGTTGTCCATCCAGCATCTAAAAATGCTTGATAATTTGATAGTGTTTGACATACTTCTGCTTGTGCTTGTTTTAATCCTATATATTTCAAAGTTTTAGTTCCAGTAATGATATTTGTTCCTGTAATGCAAGATGCCATTATATTATTCAAACTTGTATTTGTTAGTCTATTACATTGATAAAACATTCTATATAAATTGCTTGTGCTAGTAACAGATGAAAAATCAAAAACAGGAACATCTTTTAAATAATTACAATTTTGAAATGCTTGAGTAAAATAAAGAACTTTACTTGTATTTATTGCATCGATACTTTGTATATCAGATGTATCAAAGGCTTGTGTCATTGCTGTTATATTCGAAGTATTTACTAATGGAAAGTAATTTAAGTTTTTATTATTTGTATATTTTCTTGACATGTCTGTTATAGTACTATCCCAATTATCATAAATTTCTTTTGCATAATTAAAGCCATCTATTATACTTTGTGGTGTATCACTATAACCTATTTCACTCCAATCTGGTGGATAAATAGTTGTTGGTGTACTTCCTTCTAGTATATCATCTAAATCATCATTTGCTTCTTGGTATTCTGTATTATCAAGGTGTCCTGTACTTATATTTGCAATTTTTGTGTCAAATTGACTTGCTGGAATTAAAGTACTATCTCCTGTTTTTGTTTTAATTGCTGTTGCTACATCTGTTAGAAAATTAGTTAAATTATTTGTTCTTGCCATTAATAACTACCTCCTAACACTTGTGTAATATTTGCATCTATGTAATCATCGCAGTAGTCTTCAATTGCTGCTATATCTGAAGATGTCCAATAATCTGTTCCTCTTTGTGGGGTATAACCATCTTGTCCGTTTGTTCCATTTGTTCCTGCTATACCTTGTTCCCCTTTATCGCCTTTATCTCCCTTATCTCCTTTGTCACCTTTAATTCCTTGTATTCCTTGTTCTCCTTGCAATCCAGTATCTCCTTTATCTCCTTTGTCACCTTTATCTCCCTTTGCACCATCTTGACCTGGTTGTCCATCTTGTCCATCCAATATAGTAATTGTCTTTTCATTTCCGTCTTTGTCTGTTAATGTAATTGTAGTTGTATTACCTACTTTGTTTGCATCTATATTTAAATTTTCTGTTTTAGTAATTTCAGCATCTAATTCTTCAATTACTCTTTCCATTTCTGTTTTTTCTGCTGGTGTTACTTCGCCTGTTACAGATTGATTAGAATTAAATATTAATGTTCTTGTTTCTGTTCTAAAGTCTTGCTCATCATTTGTAAGCCATATATAAAATTTTACTGTATTAAATTGTAAAATATCTCTTTCTATTATATATTGATTATTTTCAAAGTATCTACTCACTACATTTTGTGGTGTAATAAATACTATTTTTTTAATCCAACTTTCATACTTTTCTGGTACGGTTAATTCTATTGTTTCTACAATATTTTCATTTTGTGTATTCTGTGGATTTATTATTATTAATTTTCTATTTTCTTTTACTGTTATTTTCATGCTTTGTCATTCCTCCTTTTTATATTTAAACTATAAAACTTCCTACCATATTAAATTTATTATATTAATTAGCAACAAAAATCAATTGTCCCCTTAACCAACTACCTGTTATTGATGAAGCTCCTCTTTTATTAATTTTTATAACATTTGAATTTTGTGCAATAGATATATCCGCACAAAGTCCAGTGTTTTGGTCAACTATTGGTGCATTATTAACATTTTTAGCTGTAACACCATTTAAAGTTACTAGGTCGTAGTCAGTCCAATCCGATGGCAACTTCTTTGGACCATATATATTAACAATAACCACATTTCCTATTCTGTAAGCTGTTGCACGTCCGCCTTCTAAAGTTGTAGTCAAAGAAACATCTCCTACTTCTTCTGCTAATTTTTTACCAGTTTTACCATTATAGATTCCACCATCTGTTCTTGCCTCAACATATGCTAAACTTTGTCCTCCAGTGTTAAGTTCTAATCTAGCTGATTTATTAGCACCTAATCCAACAGAAAGCTCATAGTCTACTCCATCTATAGTTCTTTTTTTTCTTATAGCATCATATCCATCTGCATTATTAAAATATAAACTTCCTGTTAATGTATCTCCTGATTTATTCACTTTTTGACTTCCTAAAGTTTCAACTTGAATTTTCTTTGTTTCTCCATTTTGTACTATTGGAAGTACATCACTATTTTGAACTGATGAAGCTTCGTTTAATTCACTTATTTTAACTCCCATTTTATCTCCTTTCTACTCTACTCTTATAGTTTGAGTTATTGTATTTGTTCCTGTTAAGTTTGTCCTAAATGTTGCATATACAACACTTTCATCATTGCTTAAATATTCTATCTTTGTAATATTACCTGATACCTCAAAGTTGAATGTAACACTATTTCCTGTAACTGTTGGAATATTTAAATTTATTATTTCTGTACTTGAATCTTCATAAGTTATTCTTGTTTTTGTTAGTCTTAAATCGTAATTATCAAAAATTTTCCATAATCCATTTGCTACTTTATTTGAACCTATTTGATTTAATGTATTTAATCCGTTTGTGTTATCTATTACATTTAAATTATATATAAAATTAAAATATAAGCTTTCAAATTTGTTCTTTTCAAAGTCTTCTACTTTATTATTTAATAAGTAGTTTGTTTTTCCATATACACTAGCTTTTTCTATATTGCCATCATTTAATAAATAGTTAGGTACTATAAAAGTACTTGTTATTTGATTTCCAGAATAGAACCTTGCTGTTGCATCTCTACTAAATATTAAACTTGTATTGTCGTTGCTATTTGCATATAAATTCATATAATAAGGTAAACAAAAATCATAGTCAAAATATGGCTGACCTGTTACATTAGGACTATATATGTTTTTTATTGATACTATACTTTGTTGTGTTCCATTTATTGCTGTTCCTATTAAATTAACAATATTGTTTTGCTTTAATATTTGTGTATTAGAATAATATAAATTAAATGTACCACTATAAAATTCTATTAAATTAAAATAATAAATACTACTGTCAAAATAATACAAATATAAATTATTACCATCAGTAACACAAGCAAAATCACCTTCTAAATAAGCATATAAAGATGTATTACTACTAAAACTTCTAGAATTAGCTTTTATTAAAAGATTCCCTTCTAAATCTATTTTTCTAAATTCAATTATTCCTCCATTTAAAATAGGAATAATTGCCTCAAACGGAGAATTTCTTGCACCATCTACATATAAGGTATCATCAATTATAACAAAATATATACGTCTAAGTGTTATTGTTCCAGGCAATTCTTCATTTATATTAATGATAGCCTTTGTATATTCGTATTTGTAATCGGTACTTTGCCATAATTTTGTAAAAATTAATTTATCCCTTAAAACATTTAATTGTGGTTGATAAGTTCCGCTTGTTATTGTTCCCCCATCAACTATTGCTGCAATGTTTGTTTTATTTCCTTCTAAAATATTAATTTCAAATCTTATTAAATGACTTTCTGTTAATATAAAATACACTCCAGCATCGCTTACTTTTGCTACATCATAAAAATAACTGTCACTTGTTCCTAGAGTACTATTTGAATAGTATTTATTGATTTTACAATATCCATCTTGTATAAAATTATTAAATATAATTAAATAAGCAGTAAAATTATTTCCATCATAGTATTGTGCTACAGCATAAAATCTCCCATCTTCTGATTGTTTCATCTTATTAATGTAAAAAATATGGTTATCTATTTTTAAATTTGTAAATATATAAACAGAACTACTATTATCTAATGAATTAACAGAATATACTTCTATTGCATTGTAATAATTTCCATTATTAGGAAAGCCACCATATCTTATAAAATAATTTCCATCGTTTGTTGTCATAGTTTTTGATTGTATCATTCTTGTAACATTTGTTGTTTTAATATCTACATTTATAGGTTGTATTATTGCACTTTCTACTGATAATTCATTTACAAAACTACTTAATATTTTTTGTTGTACTAAAGTTTCCATTATGCACCTCCTATCACAGGCTCATCGAATATTATATTTATTGCTTCTGTATTTTCTATGTACTTATTGATAAACTGTCCTTCTTGTATATTTCCTATTGTCTTAGCTCTTTGATTATCAAAATAATTTATTAAATTTTCAAAATTATAATTATTGTCTAGCTCATAAGTGAAAAATACTTGTAAACTATCATCTGCATTATTTTGATACATTTGTGTTGTTTTTTTCTTTACTGCATAAGTTCCTACTAAATCAATTAGTCCATCTATGTTGTTATTATTAAAATACACAATTTCTCCAATGTTCCATAAGTCTTTATTAAGAGTTTTAACTTGCATTGTTATTTCTGATTTGCCTTTAAATTGTATATAAGTTTGCCCTATTGCATTTAGCTCTTCGGCTGTTGTCGCATCTTGCCTTTGTTCATATCTTGATATTATTCCAGTATTATTTAATTGATTTCCTACTCTATCTATTTCGTTTGTATTTAATACTGTAACTCTTCCAGGTATCATAGGATCATATTGTATATATAGTTTTTGTGTTGGCAATACATCAATATTAAACTCTATTTCATTACTTCCAACTGTATAATACAAATCTGCTGTTATTCCGTTTTGTTTATCTATATCACTTGCTACACTTATTTCATTACCATCTAAGGTTGCATTATATACCGTTCCAACATTATTGCTTAATTGATATTTATTGTCGCTAGAATTAGTATAAAACTCTTCTGTATTTATAGTTTGAGCAATTATATTAGTTGCTGTTATAACTTGCTTATTTCGATAATTATTTGTGTTAAAACTATATGTAATATCAACTATTGAATTGTCATTAAAATAATCATTATCATAAATTAAATCCATTCCTTGAGGTAACATATTAATATCATAAAAGTCAATTGCATAAGTTGTATCTGTTACATAACGTACCTTCCATATTGAGTTAGTTATTTGTGATATATATTGCAAAACATCAAACAATGTCTTTTGGTCACAACTATAATTTCCTACTATTTGATTTAGTTTGTCTCCTAAGTTAAGATTTCCTACTACAAAGTTATAACCTGAATATTCTCCTACTACTTGATTTATAAAATCTCCCACTGTTGTTTCTGTTATTACAAAGTTAAATAGATCTCCTTCATTCAAGAATGTTTTAAAATCTAAAACTTGTAGTGTTGCATAATGTGGATTAAATGGTCTCAAATTTATAGCTTGACTTCTTTTAACTACTCCTATAAATACAGTTACTAAACTATTCTCTGCAATTATATCTTCTCCTGATTCCGTTAATATATCTTCATTATTTTCTGTTGCTAAATTATAGTCTGAATAATCATAAACTAATTTAAATAATGAATAATCTTTTGGTGTATAAAATTGCGTATAATCTTTTGTTTGCTCCCAAGATAAAGGGTAGCAATTATTTAAAACTAAAGTATTTGTATTTGTTAATTCTTCAACTATTGTTAATTGATTACTACAGATAACTTCTTCTCCTGCTATAAACATTCGTATATGTTTTTGCTTAGGTTGTAAATTCATTTGCTCCCCCTTTCTTAGTAACTCATTCCATAATTGTAATCATTTTTAGCACCATTGCTATATGTCTTTATGTTGTTTACTAGGTTACCTAATAAATCAGTTTCCATATTATTTATTACTTGAACATTTACATTTGAACTTGATGACATCGTTCTATTTAATGTAGGACTTAATTCAAACATATCTCCAAAACCTACTGTTGCCATTGCTTTGTTCATTTGCTTTGATACTGAACTCATTTCATCTGTAAATCCTTCTCCTATACCTTGAGCCATAAATACACCTAGTTCATCTCTAAACAAAGTTGATGGTGAATGTATTCCAAAGAAAGATTTAAATTTATTAAGAACTGCATCCTTAAAGCCTTTTATTTTTTCAAATAACCATTGTGCTTTATCACCAATTCCAGCCCATATTCCTTCTACAATATTTTTACCAGCCATTGCAAACTTAGGCACAGAACTTATAAATTGTTTAATTACATTTGCTATTATAGTTGCGATTTTTTCTGTTAATTTTGGAACTGCTGTCACTATTCCTAAAATAAATTTAAAAATTAAACTTAAACCTGCTCCTTGAACTTTTGGATAGTTTTTCACTATTGCCAATACTAACTTGCCAATTATTGTAGGTGCTTTCTCTGTAATCTTAGGAATTGATTTTATTAGCCCATCACCTAGTGCTTCCATCAGCTTGGTAGAACTATCTATTATTTTGTCTGAATTATCTACTAAAGCTTCAGCAAAGGTTGTTACTGCTTCTGCTGCCTTCGGTATCAAATCAGGTATTATTTCACTTATACCATTTATTAACGATATAGTTATCTCTATTCCTGAGTTCATTATTTGTGATAGATTTTGAGTTATCCAATCAACAATGGTTTGTATAATCGTTACTGTTGTCTCTGTTAAAAATGGAATATTTTGTGTTATTCCACTAATTAAGCTATTTATTAATATTTTTCCTGTTTCCATTAATTGTGGTAAATATAATATAAAATTATTTATTATGCTTGGTATTGCTTCACTTACTGTTTTAATTATTATATTTACTGCTCCAGTTACTGCTTCTACTACTTGTCCTAAATCTCCAGCTCCACTTAAGAAGTTACTCCATGCAGCCTTTAAAGTTGAAATAGAACCTGCTAATGTATCGTTTTCTTTTCTGTAGTTTCCTGCAGCAAATGCACTTTTCTCTAAGAACATTTCCATAGCTAATTGTATTTTTTCTGCATTTGACATCTCTTTATATGTCTTTTTAAGTCCTTTTTGTAATCCATAAGCTTCTAACGTGGTTGCATTCATTGCAACTCCTAAATTATCCATCATGGTAAAGTTTCCTTTGGCAGCTCCTGCTATACTTTCCATTGCTGACTCTATACTAATTCCCATAACTGAAGCTACATCTGCTGCTCTTTGCATTGCTTTACTTGATAAATCCATCGCTTTTTTATTGGTAATACCTGAACCTTTCATTAATGAGCCCATTTTATTTATTGTAGCCATATAATCATTTGCACTTGTTCCCATACTTTTATAAGACTTTTTTGCCATCTCTTGTATGTTCTTTGAGTATTTCCCAAAAACTGCTTCTGTTCCACCAATCTGTTGTTCTATTTCGCCTCTTGCTTTTACACTTGATGTAACCATCCCAACAAAAGCAGCACTTACTGCACCTGTAGCAACGCCCATTGCTTTTATAGATGTTTTTCCAATACTTTTTAAGGCATTAGTAGCATTTTTTATAGAATTGTTTAACTCCTTATTGTCTCCCTTAAAGTTAAAGATGACATCTCCACCATTTGCCATTTATCTCCCCCCTTTATTAAAAAAAGAGGACTTTTCCTGTCCTCTTTAAATCTTATAGTTATGCGGCAGCTGTGGCAGGTCCATTTAATTTAAATTCAACACTAAATTCTGATGCGTCTTCTGCTGCTCCTCCTAAATCTGATACTGTCATATTTGCTGTTGCTGTATATGTAGTGTACTCTAATGTATCGTTATTGATTCCTGATAATAATTCAAATTGTATCATTACATTGCTAAATTGAGATACTGCACCACTTGCTATTAATGTATGTACTTTGCTTAATATTCCTTGTACTCCTGCACTTTGTATGTCTAGTTTTACTGTTGCTGTAAATCCTACATCAGCTCCTGTTGTTATATATCTTTTTAATGCATCACAGAATACATAAAAGTCTTGTGTTTCTAAATCTGTTACTATTCCAATTTCACTTGATACACATAAATTAGAATAAACTGGTGCTGCTGTTGTTCCTGTATTTATAGCAAGTTCTTTTATAACTTGTCTGTTATTTACAAAATAATTTGGCATTTTTATCTCCTTTCTAATTTATTTTATTTATTATTGTTTTTAGAGTTAGAGTATATCCAACTCTTTGAATGTCTTGATATGCTATTGTTTGTGCATTACTAAATTGCATAAACATTATTTGATATTTGTCTCCATTATAATTGGTTATTATGTTCTCACCTATTAATTGGTTTAATTCTACTGCTATTTGTTTTTCTTCTCTTATACTTTGTCCAAAGATTTGTATCATAAAATAATCATTGATATTTCCACAAAACAATACTTCTTTTTCCCCTTGTTGCATTTGTACTACTACTACATTTATATCTTTGTCATCTAATGAATACTCACTCTTTATCTTAAAGTTTTCGATTCCAAAACTACTAGCATTTTGTTTTAAATAATTAATAAGTACTAAATTTTTATCTATCATATTTTATACCTCGCTACCACGTTATCTAATACAGATTTACCTTGTGATTTCCAGAATGTTTCAAACCATTGAGCTTTTGACAAAGGATTAGTCCAATTTACAGATTGTTGAAATGCATATACATAACCTGCATAGTTAGTAAAGTTTCCAATAGAATAATCTCCATTAGAACCTCTTACTCCATTACTAAACATTGTCATTTCCATTTTACCTGTCTTATATGGAGTAATCTTTGCTGAACCTACTCTGTCTAAAGTTTGTCTTGCAACTGCGTAAGTAATTCTATCTGGCATATTTCTCAATTCTTGAATAGTCCTATCATTAATCTTAACAACAACACTACTCATTTTACTGCTACCTCGATGCTTTCAATTTTATTAAATACCCAATTGTCAATTACCTTTAAAACCGAATATTGTCTATTGTTAAATGTAATCATGTCTCCTTCTCGTATATCGCTGTTATGTCGAATTATAAAATATCCTGTTGCTTCTGGGACAGTATACATACCATATCGAATAGCTTGATCTACATTATAAGGAATTACATCTAAACTTATTGATTCTTTCACATCTTCATCATCATATACATAATCTGTATTTCGATTTTTTCTTATTAATTGAGCTTTTTTAGGATTAAATAAATACATTATTCTCCTCCAAATTCTATGCCTAAAGACATATTATAATTGATTG